TGTAAGTATACTTTTTATACAAATCTATATAATCTAAAATAGATACACCAATGATACCATAGTACTGATTCTCTCTACCAGCAATCACAACATTCTTTTCAAACACTTTGTTAATGGGTGAAAGTAATTTTTGATTCAAACCTAAATACATAAGGCGATTGATAATGTAAGGCATATCAAAAAACTTACAGTTCCAGCCAGTGATTATATGAGGCGGATTATCCTTCCACCAATCTAAAAAGAGCTGCATCATTTCTTCTTCGTTATCACAAAGAAAATATTTAATTGTTTTTTCGGGATCGTTTGGAGTATACTCACCTGTGCCAAAAACATAATAAATATCAGAGACACTATTATGAATTGTCAATGATGTAATGGGTGAATTAGCAGAACGTATATCTGGAAAACCTTCATCTGATGCAACCTCAATATCAAGGGTATAGATGATTAGTTTAGACCTATCCCATTTAATATCAGGATAAGTTTCAGATATGTATTGAGATACATAACTCTTTGTGCCATGAAAGGCAAAGTTAGTTACATCATCATATTGCTCAACAAAGTCTTTGCAATCATTTATGGATGGAAACTTTAAAGCTGCTAAAGGTTTATGGTCAAGAGTTTTGAAAGTAGCTTTCTCACGCGGACATGGGACATATAGGGTAGGTTGAAAGGGGACATATTCAGAATACTCCTCACCCTTGCTATCTATATCACGCACATAGATTTTATTTTGGAACTGGCCAATATAGGTATAGAATTTCATAGTATATATATTATATCAAAAAAAGGTTCACATTACAAGGAAAAACTTTACGACAATAAACCTCCGGCATCATTAGGGACAATGATACCCGAACCGTATATTCTATTGTACTCTTTAGCTATAGTCTCAGCAGCTGTAGCTACAATTAGAATATGTTCTGTTTTTAAAGTGTAATTTTTATCTTCGGAATATGGTAGCCATGGTTGGAACGCAATCTGTTCTTTGCTCACGGGAATCATAACAACGGGATTCTTTATAATACTTTTCTGTTCATCAAAATCACCAAACAATTCTTCCCCACTTGTCAACTTCACAATTTTTACAATCATCAAACTTCTCCTTTTTCATTTTTGGTTCTAACTTCTCATCAGATAGTTCAGCATCATTACCTAGTTTATCCTCAACTCTTCTATCAAGCATATTACCGATAGCTCCTGCTGTTACATTAACAGCAAATTCACCAATAGAGGCACAACCGACTTGTAAAAACACCATGAAAAAAAACAGTGTTTTCATAAAGCAAAATCATCGTCCATTTCAAATGGCTTCTCTTTAGGTTCTTTGGTTGTTCTGATTCCAACATTACCAATTGTATATTTAGCTTGCAAGTCCCATTCAGACTTTTCACTAAAAGGTAAAATTTTCATCTGTCGAATTGAAGTAGTTGGTTGTGCTTTTTCTGGAGTGACAATCTCAACTAAATCCCATTCGTGTAAAAGATTTACAACTGTATTTCTGCGTTCTAAATCGTTCTCTGAAATATTAGTAGGTTTACCGTCAAGAGCAAACAGCTCTTTAAAATGAACAATATAATATTTTCCCTGCTTGTGGAGTATGTGGCAAGATTGAAATAACTTCTTTTCTCTTCGTGAAGCTATACCAATTCGTGTGAGGGTTTCTTTAACTTTTAAAAAATCATCGTCTTCTTTCAGACGAACTTCAATCATATCTTCAATAGACCATTTTACATTTTCAACATTCATCTCATACCCCTTTCAATTCAATTTAAGCATTATATAGTCATTCTCAACTATATGTAATATATAGTTATTTATAATATTAGGAAACACCACCTTTAAACATCCTATCTTTGATATTTATAATATCTTTGTCAGACAAAACCGACAACGCACTAAGTGCTTTCTGATTGCTGTAGTTAAAATACTCTTTAACCATTTCCAAGTGTTCAATCTTCTTAGACTTAGACCAGAACTTTTTAGAACGCTTCTTCTTCGGGATAGAATGATGAAGAAAATCATAATGAAATCTATTACAAACATCTGTATGAATATTCATTTCATTAACATAACCTATCAAATCGCCATGATAAGACAATGAGCGATTGATAAGAAATGTTTTGTATTCTTTCATCTCACAAGATTCAGCTTCATACCTTTCCCTACTGGTCAAGTCATGGGCTAAATCAAATGGTGATACCTTTTTTATTTTGACCTCTTCTACTTCATCAATTATAATATCATTACCAAATAGGTCTTTATTCATTATTCGTCATCCTCTAACTTAGGGGGATCATCAGCGTGCCATGGTTTGAAATGTGCTTTCAAAGTTTTATCGTATGGGTTCCAGTTAACACCTATCAACTTAGCAAGAGGATTTCGTTTAACCTTCTTAACCTTCTTACGGGTTTCCATAGTATCTTCCATATCCATATCTGTATCGGGTTTATCCATACCAAAGTCACGACCAAACTTTTTCTGCCAATCAAGTTCATCTTGCATATCACGCTTCAATCTTCGTTTATCCTTTTCCATCTCATCAAGAAACGTATCTTTATACTTATTCATACGTTTTCTGAATTCATCCACCCGTTGAAGCTTTTCTTTTTCCTCTTCTGGAGAAAGGTCATCAGAAATCTTTTTACGTTTTTCGATAATCATTTCTTTTGTACCGTCATCCAATACTTCCCATTTCTTCATTAGAATCATATTCAAGTTATGAAAAATACGATTGTACAATTCTTCATTCTCCAACGCAGATACTAATGCTAATACAAGTGAAAATGTCTTACTTAAATCTTCAACATCACCCATGTATCCATCCTCTGAACTCTCAAGGTCATGGCTAACCATTTCAATCGTACCATCTGCACGAACTACTAACGCACTATCATCAAGTCCAAGCTTGAGAAATAGATTCCCGTTTTCATCGTAACGTGGCTCGTTCTCTTGTTCTGGCTGATCGTTCTCTTGATCTTCTTCGTTCATACCTGTACCCCCTTTACATAATGTATTTATAAAACTTGTCACTTGTGTTAGAAATCTATGAATCATCTCATCTTGAGTTCTGAAAACCTTCTAGTATCATGCCAAGGAAATAAAATATTTTTATATACTTGTTCATATTTATAAAATACTTCATTATCATTCTTACAACCAAAGAATGAAAAAAATGAATAATCAGGATTATCAATAAACTCTGGCAACTGTTTAATAGCACTAAATTGATTACCAGAAGCGTACACCGTATCAATAACAATCACTCTAGGAAACAAAGGACAATCATCTGGTCTTAAATCCCTATCCTCTGTATAGTTCAATAACCACCTAGCTTTATCATCTTCCACTTTAACAATACTCAAAGGACACTTCAACGCATTACTAATATGAACAGCTGCAGGAAGACCATCACTATACACCCCTACAATATGGGGGTTCTTGACTAGTCTATAATTATCTACAAAGTCCGATACATCATCGTAGTATTCATCATAATAATATTTATAGTCACTCATAATAAGTTTTTATGTGTAAGGTTAACCATCTTAGCTAAGATAAGATTTTGTTGAGCTAATGCTTTAACTTCATCGTTTGATGCATTTTTATTAAGAAATTCAGTTCCCTCAACCATCTTGTTTAAGAGTTGTGTAACATCATTCCTTGAACTTATCCAAGTTTCAAATGCAGGTTCTGCCTCAAAGAATCTTTGACCACCAATTGCTTTTGCTTCATCGTGATACTTTACAAATGATTCAAGCACCCTTCGTATAAGCATAGACTTGGATATTTTCAATTCTGGTGCAATCCTTGTCAATGCATTATTAGTTTGATGAGCCATTGTTGCATGACCTATCCTCTGCTTCTTTCCAGATTCATCAACATACTCATCAATGAAAAAATCATAGTCCTGCGTCTTATCAACCTTCGGTATACCCCTTTTTCCTGTCTTACCTGTTTTAGCTTTAACTGCTTTTGTTTGTGGTTTATCGTCTGCCATGTTATCCCCTAGTTAAATTCACTATTCATCATAAGTTCCGTTAGACAAGCAACCATATTGATTTCTTGATCTGCAACAAAAGCAGACTTGTAAGAGTAATCAGCTATGATTAATACTGCATCTGGAACACTCTGTTTTTTGATATTTGAAAACAGTGAGTCATAAACTTGACGGTATAACCCAACATGGTCATTGTCAATATTCTCTGCTACCCACTTACGCATCTTAGTGAAATCTTTTTCTTTTAAAAAGTTCATCAACTCATTGTAGTTTTCATTAGATGAAGCATTGAGAATACTTGCATCTATATTACCACCAACAGCATTGTTTTGTAACTCGTTCAATACCCTACGAAAATCTGGAAAGTATCTTACAACTAACTGAGCCACAACATCTGGTTTATATGTAATCCCCTCACTGTCGAGGAGTTTCATAGCAACCTCAGAAAACTTCTGAGCCAATACTGGTTTGTCTGTTCTCTTGATTCTGAAATCAATAACAGAACATCTTGAATGTAATGCTGGAAGGATTTTATTCTTATAGTTACAAGTAAAAATGAAACGACAATTATTTGAAAACTCTTCTATCAAACCTCTCATTGCAGGTTGAACAGAATCCCTATTCATATAATCAGCTTCATCAATAATTATAATTTTCTTACCACCGGAAAAACTAACAGTCGAAGCATAGTTGGTGATGGTAGTTCGCAGAGTATCAATCATTCTGCCCTCATTACTACCATTAATCATCAACCAATCACATCCAAGTTGGTTGCACAATGCTTTCGCTACTGTAGTTTTTCCGATGCCCGATGTGCCAAACAGTAGAAGATTTGGTACTTCACCCGTATCGACAATATTCTGAAAAACCTTTTTTGTCTCTACAGGTAAAACACAATCTTCAATGCTGTTTGGTCTGAACTTCTCTACCCATAATAAATTACTCATCAACTACCTCATAATATAAGTGTTATCAATTTACTCGCCGTAATCACTACAAGCTTCTAGGGCAATCCAATACTCTAGTTTGTATTTAGCATTCTTATTAACAAAATGTGAAATACCATTGGAGATAGTAACATCATAATCGCCTGGAATAATCTTTAGATTCTCCCGTTTGAAAACAACATTGAACTGCTTTGCAACACCATCACCAACCTTAACGGAATAATCATTTGATGTGTCATTGTTCTTGTTAGTAGTATATAGGTACATACTATTAGACTTTGTGCAACTCTTCAAACAAACATCAGCCAACTTTAGAATGTTTGCTTTCTTCATAATGTTTTCAAAGTCATCTTCTTTCAATTCAAACTTGATATCACTCTCAGGCATTTCAATTTCTTTCTCGGGCGGAGTAACAACCAAAGAAGGTTCTGCATAAAAGTATTTACCTTTCCCTCTACCCTCGGACATTACCATACAATCGTCTTTA